GCCAGGTGAGGCAGCAGAAAAGTTTTACCCTAGACAAAGGAATATAAAATGAGTGAAGCAAGGTGTCCAGTAACTGGACATTCATCAAAGCCAGAAGCAACAACAAATGAATACTGGTGGCCCAATAGATTAGATTTATCAGGCTTGAGAAAGCATTCAGAAAAGTCTGACCCAATGTCGAGAGATTTTGATTATGCTAAAGAATTTGAAAGTTTAGATCTTGATGAAGTTAAGGATGACATTAATAATCTTTTAACTACATCGCAAGATTGGTGGCCAGCAGACTATGGCAATTACGGACCATTTTTTATTCGCATGGCTTGGCACTCAGCAGGAACCTACAGAACATCAGATGGACGTGGTGGTTCTGGAGAAGGCTTGCATAGATTTGCACCACAAAATTCGTGGCCAGATAATGGTAACTTAGATAAAGCTCGCCGCTTACTATGGCCTATCAAGCAAAAGTATGGCAAAAAGATTTCTTGGGCAGACTTAATGATACTTGCAGGTAACGTTTCTCTTGAAAACATGGGCTTCAATACATTTGGTTTTGCTGGCGGACGTGAAGATGTTTGGGAATCAGATGATACATACTGGGGTAATGAAAAAGAATGGTTAGCAGACAATAGATATAGCGGTGATCGTGAACTAGAAAACCCATTGGCTGCTGTTCAAATGGGATTAATTTATGTTAACCCCGAAGGCCCTAACGGTAATCCAGACCCAATTCTTTCTGCAAGAGACATTCGTGAAACGTTTGCTCGTATGGCAATGAATGACGAAGAGACTGTTGCGCTAATTGCAGGTGGACATGCATTTGGTAAAGCACACGGAGCTGGTAATCCAGCTAATGTTGGTCCAAACCCAGAGCAGGCACCGATAGAAGAAATGGGACTTGGATGGAAGAACTCATTCGGTAAAGGCAACGCAGAAGATACAATCACGAGTGGTATAGAGGGCGCATGGAGCCCAACACCAACTCGATGGGATAACTCATATCTTGAGTTATTGTTTACATATGATTGGAAACAAACAAAAAGTCCTGCTGGTGCAACACAATGGATTCCTACAAATGAATCTGCTGCTAATTTAGTTCCAGACGCACATCTAGATGGTAAATTTCATGCACCCATGATGACTACAGCAGACCTAGCATTAAAATTTGATCCAGAGTATAACAAGATATCTATTAGATTTCTTAAAGACTTTGAATACTTCTCGGATGTATTTGCTCGTGCATGGTTTAAATTAACTCATAGAGATATGGGTCCAGTTTCAAGATATCTTGGCAAAGAAGTTCCTTCAGAAATATTAATATGGCAAGACCCAGTTCCATTAGTAAAAAGAAAAACAATTTCTGATAAAAATATTAAAAAGATAAAGAAACAAATATTAGATTCAGGATTATCTATTTCAGATCTAGTAAATACTGCATGGGCCTCTGCTTCTACGTTTAGAAAAACAGATAAAAGAGGCGGAGCAAATGGTGCGAGAATTCGATTACAACCACAGATATCTTGGGATGTAAATGATACTGCCACAATTAGTAAAGTACTTGCAGTATTGGAATCTATTAAAACAGAAATGTCTATGGCAGACTTAATTGTGCTTGGAGGATGTGCTGCTATTGAAAAATCAGCAGAGCAAGCGGGGATTAAGTTATCTGTTCCATTTACACAGGGTAGAACAGATGCATCTCAAGATCAGACAGACGTTGATTCATTTTCAGTACTTGAGCCACAATTTGATGGCTTCCGTGACTACACTAATTGGAGAGTTACTGCCCCAGAAGAAGTATTGTTAGTAGAAAAAGCCAACCTATTAAACCTAAATCCAGTAGAGCTTGTATTACTGCTATCTGGAATTAGAATGCTAAATAACAATAACCTAGACAACACCTATTTAGCTAAGTTGCTTTCTTACACTAATGCTAGTGAGGCAACTAACGTTCCCCGCATCGATCTTATTATTGCGTCTAACTCAGAGCTACGTGCAATTGCAGAAGTATATGCGTCAAATGACGCTAGAGATAAGTTCTTCTTAGACTTTGCTAATGCGTGGTCAAAGGTTATGGATCTTGATAGATTTGATATAAAGAAAGGTAAAAAGTGAGAACAACCGTATTCTATTTGTTGCATTCTTCAGCAATTGCTTTATTAATGCTAGGATCATATGGCTTGGGATTTAAACAGGCTAACAACAAAGTAAAATCAAAGATTAAATAAAGTTGTAGCTGCAATAGGTCCTAGGCATGACTATAAACTGCCCCACACCTATTGACTAAACTTACCAGAAATGAGATAATATATTTATGCTTAAAAGACCAGCTTGGATATTTGATGTCGATGGGACACTTGTAAATGTAGATCCAATATTAAACATATTATTAAACCAAGATAGATCAAGTAATTCTTTTAAACAAAACTATGATGATTTTCATAAAGAGTCTATATATTGTGAGCCACATAAAGATGTAGTCGATATGGCAATAAAAGCACGTAATGATTTTGATATTATTATAGTTACTGCTAGAAAAGAAAAATATCGTAACCTAACTTCTAGATGGCTTAAAAACAATAATGTTATTCACGATGCTTTATTTATGAGGCAAAACGAGGACTACAGAGAAGACTACGCAGTAAAAAAAGATATCCTTGAGCATGTAAGCGTATACTGGGATGTAAAGCATGCAGTAGATGATAATCCAAGTATAATTGAATTATGGGAAGAAAATGGAATAGAAACAACTAAAATAGGAACATGGGACGGAATTAAAAAATGATATCTAATCGTTCTGATAGAATAATGGTATGGGGAAATGTTTCTAAAGATTTGCCTAAATTAAAAGAAGATATACTTGGCGAATATAATAAGAGAAAAGATTTGTTAATTGAGCATCACACTGGCTACAGGATGGTAATGGACAAAACTATGCCATCTAACAATAAATTAGATGAAGACTTTGCTCCATGTCTAGAAGAATATATTAAAGAATATGGGTTAGACCCTAAAGCGGAATACTCATTTTCAGACTGGATTTTAATTGGCTGGACTGTTCCAGAAAGAGGAATGGCACTGCATAATGATCATATAGCAGATGTATCACTAACTGGTACAGAATTTGAGCAACCATTTTTAACAGCTATATTTTATTTGTCTCATGAATGTGAAGGCGGAAATTTAGAATTTCCAGATTCTAACTTTCTTTTAGAGCCAAAAAGCGGAGACCTAATTATTTTTCCGTCTGAGTCAAATCACGAGGTTTTAAATTATATTAGTGGAGAAAGAATAGTTATTCAAAAGTTTGTTTTTAAAGAAAAGGGCAGTAGCAAATGATAATTGGTTTATCTGGTTATGCTAGGTCTGGCAAAGATACTGCTGCTGATCGTTTAGTCAGCAATCACGGATTTGTTCGCTACTCTTTTGCCGCACCCATGAAAGAAGCAATGTACATATTAAATCCAATTGTTGGCTCAGACAGCATAGGCTCTTTCAAATACAAAAATTTAGTAGACACATACGGATTAGACAAAGCTAAAGAATCTTATCCTGAAATACGTAGATTGCTCCAAGTGTTTGGAACGGAAGTTGGAAGAGACATGTTTGGAGAAAATTTTTGGGTGGATCTTGCATTAAATAAAATTAATGTAGATAAGGCCGTTATTAGTGATGTTCGTTTTAAAAATGAGGCAGACGCTATTAAAAAATCTGGCGGTCAGGTGTGGAGAATTAATAGACATGGAATTGGCCCAGTAACAAATCATTCATCAGAAGTAGATTTAGACGATTACAGCTTTGATCACATAATTGACAACGACTATAGTGTATTAGATTTAAATAATATAGTAGATATGCTTTTAAGTAAAACTAATGATTAAAAAAATAACTTGTTTTATTAAAGGCCATACATTAGCTAAGGCGGGAGCATGCCCATTTACTGGTAAATCTTATGACATATGCAAAAAATGCGCTAAGTTAATTGAATCAACTCTTTAATCTGGTATAATATATATATGAACAACAACATACCTCCATGCTTTTATTGTCCACAAGACAGTAAATATTCAGAACCAGAACCAAAAACTGGTAAGCCTATAGACGTGTGTGATAAGCATTTCCATTTAAAGTACATGGGATAAAATGGCTTACAGCAGGTTCTTTGACAGCGATATATACATATATTCGCATGTAGAGGGTTATGTTTATTGTGCAGCCTGCTTGTTGTCTGAGGATTCTGAGATAATAAAAGACGACGAGCATTTATTTATACACATAGAGAATCATTTAAAGGCGGGACATAGTATACCAGACATGCTTTATTATGAAATTATAATGGATTCAGACAGATACACCCTTGACAAACACCTTACAAAATAGTATTATTAATACATAAAGCGATTCTGCTTTTACCTGAAAGGATTAACATGTCAGCATTTGATTATAGCTTTACAGATAACAATGGTAATGAAATAGATTTAGCACAGTTTAAGGGAAAGTTACTACTTCTTGTTAATGTTGCTAGCCGATGCGGAATGACACCTCAATACGAGGGGCTTCAAGCACTGCACAAGAAATATGTAGACAAGGGCTTGGTTGTAATCGGATTCCCATGTAATCAGTTTGGCGGACAAGAGCCAGGATCAGACGAAGACATTAAAGAATTTTGTAGCACAACATATGGAGTAGATTTTTTGATGTCCACAAAAATTGATGTCAATGGTCCAGATGCACACCCGCTATTTAAGTATTTAGTCTCACAGGCAGATTTTAATGAAGTGCCATGGAACTTTACTAAGTTTCTTATTGATGATCAATTTAGATCTATGGGGCCACAAACAACTCCAGAACAAATTGATGGATTTATAGAAAATATTTTATCTTAAATAATGATTAAAACTTTAGTAGAAAAATACCTAATGCGTCCAAAGCGC